ATCTATTTGTATCATATGAAGTTATAGACGACGCGTAGGAGGTTTAAATTATGGCTGGCAATGGCGGAATAATTGGACCTGTAAACGAAATCGTACAAGAAACATCAGTCTCTGAAAAAATAACAACTTTTAATTCAAGCGGTACTTTTACTGCTCAATCCGCACCATCGTCTGCTTGTGGTGTAAGAACCGCAGACATCTTAGTAATAGCTGGTGGTGGAGGTGGTGCAACTTCATCTGGTGGTGGAGGTGGTGGAGGTGGTTTAGTTGCAGCTCCTGCAAGACCCATACCTGGATGTGCTGTTACAGTAACGATAGGTGGAGGTGGAGCTACAGGTGGTTCTCCTGGAGGCACTAACGCAGGTACTGGAACGTCTGGAACAGACACAACTTTTGGATCTTTATTAACAGGTAAAGGTGGTGGAGGTGGTGTTAAAAACGGATGCGTAAGTCCTGGGTGTGGAAAAAGTAAATGTGGAGGTTCTGGTGGTGGAATAGGTTATCCAGGCAATGGAACAAATGGAACAGGTGGAGCGTCTACTCAGTCAAGTCAACCTGGAGATTCAGGAACTTTTGGTTTTGGAAATGCAGGAGGAGCAAACCCTCAATCTGGAACAGCTAACTTAGGAGGCTCTGGTGGTGGTGGAGCTGGAGGTGCAGGCACAACATCAAGCACTAAAGACGGACACGCAGGTGGAAACGGTAAAGCAAATGATTTTGGAAGTCCAACATCAAGCCCATCTAACACTACATTCGCAGGTGGCGGAGGTGGTGGAGGAACAGATGCCAATGGAGCATCAGGTGGTCCAGGACCTGCAGGACCTGGTGGCGGTGGTAGAGGTGGTGCAATTCAACCAGGCACAAGTGCAACAGCTGGAACAGCTAACACAGGTGGTGGCGGTGGTTCAGGTGGAGAAAATGGAACTGGAGCGGCAGGTGGATCAGGTAAAATTGTAGTTAGAGAAAGAGCGTTTACTGCACCAGCAAAAGCTTCAGGTGTTTGGGATTTAAATACAGTTCTTGATGAAGTCGCTGCAGGAAATTGGATTAAAAGAGAAGCAACAATAGATTATTTAGTGGTCGCTGGTGGTGGAGGTGGTGGTCTTAGATCGCAACCATCATCTGGAGGTGGAGGTGGAGCTGGTGGTTATAGAGCATCAGGATTTGGTCCAAGTCCATTACAAGGAACAGCACAAAGTTTAGGTTTAGGAAGTTATTCAGTTACAGTTGGAGGAGGTGGAGCCACATCAACTACAGGTTCTGCAAGTGGATCAGATTCAGTTTTTGGAACAATTACATCAACTGGTGGTGGAGGTGGTGGAATTTTTAGTCCATCGGGTCCAATTAGTCAAGTTGGACAACCAGGAGGTTCAGGTGGTGGTGCAGCTTATTCAAGAGCAAAGGGTTGTGGTAATACACCTCCCACAGATCCACCTCAAGGAAATCCTGGTGGAGATTTAGGATCCTCTCCTCAACATGAAGCAGCAGGTGGTGGTGGTGGAGCAACCGCAGCTGGTGGAGACTCTAATCCTCCAAACAATAAAGGAGGAAATGGAGGGGCTGGAGCACCAAATAATATTACAGGAACTGCAACAACATTTGCTGGAGGTGGTGGAGGTGGAGCTGGATTTTCACCTGCCCCTGGAGGTGGTGGTTGTGGTGGAGCTGGCGGTGGTGGAGCTGGTGGAGCTACAAATGGAGGTTGTGGAACGGCAGGAACAGTAAACACTGGTGGTGGTGGCGGTGGAGCTGGTGGTCATGATCCAAGTCCAGGAACTAATGATACTGGTGGAGCAGGTGGTTCAGGTATTGTTATTGCAAGAGGACCAGCTAGTGGAATTAATTTTACTGCATCACCAGGTTGTGCATCAACAGTAACTTTAACAAATTGTAATGCATGTCAAGTTGCACGGTTTACAGCATCAGGAACACTAAACATAAATGATGGTGATCCTTTAATTGTAAATTATTTAGTTGTGGCTGGCGGTGCAGGTGGTGGATTAGGTCAAGGTGGTGGTGGAGGTGCAGGTGGATATCGTGCATCTGGTTTTGGTCCTAGTCCATTACAAGCAACTTCATTAATTTTAAGTCCAGGACCACATTCAATAACAGTTGGAGCTGGAGGAGCTGGTTCTGACTCTGGTTCTGCAAGAGGAACAAGCGGAAATAATTCAGTTTTTTCATCAATTACATCAGCTGGTGGTGGTGGCGGAGGAAGTACCTCTGGACCAGTTAACCCAGGAGCAGCAGGTGGTTCTGGTGGAGGATCTGGAGAAACAGGTTGTGGTGGAGCAGGAAACACTCCTTCAACTGATCCTTCTCAAGGTAATTCAGGTGGTAATAGTAACTGTACAGCAGGTGGTGGAGGTGGTGGAGCTACTGCTGCAGGAAGTGCAAATTCAGGCTCAACAGGTGGTGCTGGTGGAGCAGGGGCACCAAATACAATCACAGGCTCAGATGTTTCGTACGCTGGTGGTGGTGGAGGTGGTGGACAACATGGAGGCTCTGGAGGATCAGGAGGTGCAGGTGGTGGTGGCGCTGGGGGAATAGGTGGTGGCCCTTCTAGAAGTGCAGGGACAGCAGGGACAGCTAACACGGGAGGTGGTGGAGGATCTGGTTGTACAGGAACTCCTAGTGGAAGTGGTGGAGCAGGTGGATCAGGTGTTGTGGTTGTTAGAATGCCAGGATCAACGTGTGCATCTGTAGCACCAGGAACTAATAGTTTATCAACATTACCTGCACCTGCAGGAGGATGTAAAGTAGCTTCATTTACTGTATCAGGAACGTTGACTATAAGTTAAAATTAAATTATAAATATAACATTTAAGGAGTAAGAACATGGCACATTTTGCAGAACTAAAAGCAATGACAGATCCAACTGGATTTACGTCAGATTCACATCAAATAGTACAAAGAGTTGTTGTTGTAGGTAACGACATAGAAACAGCAGCAGGACCATTAGGAGAAAATGACATGCACGTAGACGGAGAAAACTGGTGTATTAATTTTTTCAAAGGTGGTATTTGGAAACAAACTTCTTACAATAACAATTTTAGAAAACAATACGCAGGTATTGGAATGGTTTACGATCCTGTAAAAGATAAATTTTTAGGACAACAACCTTACGCTTCATGGTCATTGGATGATAATGATGATTGGCAAGCACCAGTAACATATCCTTCAGTTACAAACGAGGATAATATTACATACATTATTTCTTGGAACGAAGATAAATATAATGCTGACAACACAAAAGGTTGGCAAGCAACAAAATCAAACGACGAGGCGGAAACCAAAACTATTTACGATTGGAACGGCACATCTTGGGTGTCCGCATAGGAGGACACAATGCCCAGAAATAAATCTGGTTCAGCAAACGGTGGAGTAATTGGAAAAACGAATAAAAGTTCGTTTGGAAAATGCACTGTATCAACTAAAACATCAACAGGTAATTTAACTTTACAACCAGGAACAAGAGAAATAAGCACTACTATTGTATCAGGTGGTGGAGGTGGTTCATTCAATGGCGGTGGTGGTGGAGCTGGTGGAATGAAAACAGTTGAAAATTTACCTGTAAGTGGTCCAACTGTTCCAATAACAATTGGAGGAGGTGGGGCTGGTGGAACTGTTTGTTCGCCTAGAAATGCTTGTGCTGGTAGTCCTAGTAACATTGTAACTTCTTGTGGAACTCAATCAACATCTGGTGGTGGTATAGGTGGCTGTTCCACTGCTCCTGGTGGATCTGGAGGATCAGGTGGAGGTGCAGGTGGTTCAAACGCGTGTGGAAATCAAACTGGAGGAACTGCAGTTTCTGGTGAAGGTAATCCAGGTGGCGCAGTATGTCAACCTCAAGCATCAGCTGGAGGTGGTGGTAAAGGTGCTGTTGGTGGAACTGGTGGATCACCCACTGTTGCCGCAACAGGAACTGGTGGCGGCGGTGGTAATGGCGCAGCTAGTCCTTTAAATTGTACAACATATGCAGGTGGTGGTGGAGGTGGAAACTGGAATGGTGGTAGTCCAGCTCCCTCAACTCAACCTTGTGGAGGATCAGGTGGTGGTGGAAAAGGTTCAAGCACTTCAGATAATGCGACAGCAGGTGGAACAAACCAAGGTGGTGGCGGTGGTGGCGGACGTGCTGGAAATGGTGGTGGCGGTGCAGCAGGTGGTTCAGGAATCGTAGTCGTAAAAGAATTAACTAAAGCAAGTGGTGTGTGGTCAATGCAAAGTCAATTTAGTGCCAAGCAACAAGGAACATGGCCAGAACCACAAATTACAACAACAATAAATTATTTAGTAGTCGCTGGTGGCGGCGGTGGTGGAAGTGATAGTGGAGCTGGTGGTGGACTAGGTGTAGGTGGAGGTGGAGCTGGAGGATACAGAGCTTCAGGATATGGACCCTCGCCTTTACAAGGAACAGCATTATCAGTAACAGGATTTGCAGGTGCATCTTTTTCAGTAACAGTAGGAGCTGGAGGAGCAACAAACGCACCTCAAGGAAACGGAAGTAAAGGAAGTGACTCTGTTTTTGAAACTATAACATCTACAGGTGGTGGTGCAGGTAGAGGTAACCCGACATGTAACTGGTGTAAAGATGGTGGATCAGGTGGTGGTGGAAGCTTTAGTGCTTCTGGTGGATCTGGTAATACACCTCCTACAGATCCTCCTCAAGGTAATAATGGAGAACCAGGAACTTTTTCAGGAAGCTATCCAGGTGGTGGTGGAGGTGGAGCTGGAGAAGCTGGTGGAACTGATGGAGATGGTTATGGTGGAGATGGAGTTACAAATAATATAAATAATTCTTGCACGGCTTATGCAGGTGGTGGTGGAGGTGGATTTATATCTAGTGGTGGATCGCCTGGAGGAACTGGTGGAGGAGGACCAGCTGGAGGACCAGGAGGAACTGGAACAGCAGGTTCAGCTAATACTGGTGGTGGCGGTGGTGGAGCTGGTGGTGGCGGCGGTAATGGTGCTGCTGGTGGATCTGGTATTGTTATTTTAAGAGCACCAAGTACAACAACTCTTGCAGTATCACCTGGTACTAATTCAACTTCTACACACCCTGGTGGAGATAAATTAGCTACATTTACTGTTTCTGGAACATTGACAATTTCTTAATAATCAATATAAGAAAGATATAGAAAGATGAACCTAACAAATTATTATTGGTATTTTCAATCAGCGATTCCAAGTCGTATTTGTGATGAGATAGTTAAGTACGGAAAATCTATTTCAGATCAAATGGCTGTGACTGGCGGCTTTG